GATGGCTAGTCTCACGGCGACACAGAAGGTGTCTATCATCCAGCTCAGACCCACAAGGCTTGAAGAGCTCTTGTGGTAGCTTGAATGCCTGTGGCAAAAGCGCCTACGGGGCCAGGAGCGAGAGAAGCTCCTTGAAGAAAGGCACCGAGGATCTTTTGCACCCTTTCCCAGAAGTGGGCATTTTGATGGTAAGGGACCGCAACCGGTATACTTGTTGCAACCTTACGGTAGGCCATAAGGGCAACTTCATCCAAGGGGGGGGAATCTTTCGCTGACTGATAAAGTGCAGAGTTGGGGTTCACACGATACTCAATGCACGCCCAGGTCTTCAAGATAAAACTGTTGACCGCGGCCTTTGGAGTCGACACACGGATAACAATCGAATCTATTGTACCCATACCTAACACATCACCATCCAGCAACCCAAACTGTTGGTTCGGATTGGCGCCAGATGATCCAAGAACAGGACAAGTGGACAGGCCCTCCAACACTGGAGCAAACTCAAATTCAGGCTCATTACAGATGGACTGTGAATAGAGACCGTCAATGAAAGATCCAACGTAATTATCGGGCGAGACCGCAGATGTACCGTCGAGACCGTTAACCATCCAGCCGTGCTGCGAAATGTTCACAACAGGGGAGGTGGCAACGTTAACGATATAGGTCGACTGTTGCATGCGTAGGGGGATTTTCCAAGCTGTGACCGAACCGGCAAACTGCATATGGTTCGAACATGAATAAACACCAACACTACAAGACATGTGTCTAAACATCGACACTTCGTTAGCACGAGCAGCGGAGCCAGAAGCTCCGGTAGCTCCGAACAAAGTGTTGAAGCCTGGTGCATATACCGGTTTCCAGACACTGGCAGCAGTTGGAAGAGTACCAAGAGGAGTATCAGTAACCCAGTAAGACACACCAGGAGTAGGTGCGATTAAGTAAAAGGTGTCACGATCAGCGGTCGCGGTGACAGAGCTGGTCGTGACGTCTTTCCGCACTAGTGTTTTACCTTGGAAAGCGTCAGGGATTCCCTGCCCTGGATCAGTGTTAAAATCCGGAGCAGCAAATGCACACTTAAGGAAATCCAGACCCGCCTTAGACATCGCCATGCCTTTCGGCTGGCGCCTGCGGCGGGCGACGTTTCCTTTTGGCCTTTTGACGGGCTGGAGGGGCTGGGGGTTGTTGTTGCGACGGGCATTCGTCTTTCTGCGGGGCATTGTTTCGGCTAGGAGGAGATTTTGTTCGCGTTGGTGTTGGAGATGGAGGGGTTCGCGTTGGTATAGGATGCACTTCAGCAGTGACCACTACGGTTTCGCCCGAAGATCTCTTCGAGGGTTTTGATGGCTTTCTCGACTTCTTCTTTGTTGACCGGGGCGGAATACGCTTCATGTTGGTGGAAATGCTTGTGTCGGGCGGTGGCACCCTGGACGGCTTGTCGGAGATGTCCACTAAACCTGAGGAGCCAGGCGTCGCGGGCGGCACACATGTCGCGGTAGTTATCACTTGAGAGGGGCATTTTAAATCAAATGGTGGAAGATCAGGCTGTAATATTTCACCCGCTACCACGCTAGCGATCTTGGGTTTGAAAAAGTGGTTATTATCCCATTTTACATTCCCAATCTCATCAAGGGTCATGGCAGAATCCAGTCCTGATTCGATAGCGTTGATCTCATCTACGCTCAAATCCAACAACTTGCACATCGCCGATAGCAGGCCGTCAGCATCATCCTGTGGATACGGTCCACGCGAGACTCGATAGTCTTCGACCCCACCCGTGTATTGGAGGTTGGGATGGGTGGCTTTGAGGATACGCAGAACAGCACGACAATACGCCCCAATGATGGGGGTCTTTGCGTCTGTAACCATGTACCCAGTAGCCCGGTTGAAGGCTGCTTGTTCGATCGAGG